GAAGAAGCACGGGACAAGAGAGGAATATATCCTGATGCTGGAGGCGATTTACAACCGTTATAGCAAAGAACTGGTGCCTTTGGCTGTCAAGGCGGAGGAAGCCGCCAGGAGAAGAAATGTGGTTATGAACAGGGAGGGCCGGCCGGTGGGCCGGACTGAGAGAAGGATCGAAGCCAGCCAATGAAAAGACCAACCGTGGAATTTTGGTTCAGGTGCTGGTGTGGACAGTTGTTTTATGGCGTCTGTCCCGGTGCCCGGTTCGTCTGCCTAAATTGCTGCCGAAAGATAAAGATTGAAAAATGATCCCGATGAGTTGGCCAGACGCACTCCTGATCCACCGGGCCGCCGAGAATTACCACGGCGTGGCCCTTATGGTCCGGGACCCCATTCTCATGCGTCTGGCCGCGGCCTGGCCCCAAGTGCGGCGACAACTCCCCGATCTTACGCCCCCAGGCCAGGAGGTGGACTTGGAAGCCCTCTGGCAGAAGACTAAAGTAGACTTCCTGGGATGGGCGGAACTGGCTCAGATGGACATTTGTCAAGTCATGGAGGGCTGGAAAGTTTTGAGGGGTAACGGGGTCATTTTGCCGGACGGCACATTAAATTATTTGGCCGACAGCGTCTTAAAGAAAGAAGCGGCCGGTGAGATGCTAAAACAGTTTGGAGTTAAGCCGGGAGAGGTGAAGAAGTGACCCCTGACTCCCATTACAACCCCGACTGCGACCTCTTCCTGGGGATAGATAAAGGCTTCCGCAATCCCAACGTCACCCTCTGGATTCAGCCAGATCGGAAATGGGAGCGGGTGATAGTGCTTTTCGCCCACTACCAGGTGCTCAGGACCCCCGACGAAAACGCCGGGATTGCCCGGAAAATCCATCAGGACCGGGGCTACGACCAGCTTACCCGGGGTTGGGGTGATCCGTCGGCCCCGGATATGCTCCGGGCCTATTCCCTGGCTTTTGGGGTGGAAATCGCCGGGCCCCGTCAGACCGTGGCCTGGGGACATGAAATCGTCAAGCAATGGCTCAAGACCGCCAGGATGACCAAGGGGGCGACGGGCCTGGTTTTCTCCAGGGAGTGCCCCCGGGAATTGCTGGTGGAGATGAGCCACTACGAGAAGCATGAGCCCGGCAAGGGGGCGCACCACGGGCCGGACGGACTCCGTTATTTCTTTGCAGGCTGGCAAGGCTGAATATGACAGGTTCAGAAACCCCACCCCCTATAAAGGAAATCCCGCCCATTTCCAGGGCACGGCAGAAACGTATCCGGGAGATCCAGGACCTGTTTGATAGTGGCATGAAAATGTCTGAAATTGCACCATTATATGGCATTTCAGAAAGGCAGGCATGGAAGGATAAAGCGGATGGCCGAGCCCTGGACCGGGCCCTCTCCAAAGCGGTTGACCAGGCTGAAGTCCTGGGGCGAGAAATCAGGAGTTACGAGCAGGCGCTCCGCATGGAGTGGCGACATTACCGGACGGCGACCAACCCTTTTGTGAAGATGGGCTGCATGAGGAATATCATCGCCCTGAAGGAGAAGTATATCAAATTCCTGCAAGGAGCCGGACTCATCGAAAAGACCGCGGAGGAATTTAAAATAACTCAAATCCCCTATCAGATAACAGAGGTTCGGGATTCTGTCGTCGCCCTTGTAAAACTGCTCAACGAGCATGGCGAAAAAAAGACTATACATGAATGATTGCAAACTTACAAAAATGGATGACTTTTTTCACAAAAACGTGCAATCCCCACTTGACCCCTGTATGGGAAGACACCTTCCCACTTTGAGGGCCATAGGTCCCATTTTTCCCACCATTTGGCCCCACAAACCGGGCAAAAGCGTAAACCCCCATCATACCTACGTTTGCCGGGTTCGCCAGGTCCCCGTATTTCAACGAACACGAACCCACCTTCCCAATTACCTTGCCTTGGAAAACGCCCATATTTTACCCCGAGGCGGCGCGTGTAGCCCTCCCCTTTTTTTGTCTCATGTGCGTACCCAGGCATACTGTGTGCATAGCGGCGGAGCCTTATGAACCTCCAATTGGCCGACATTGACCCAGGAGAATTAAAGCACGGCCTCCTGGAATACTATCGCCATAATGGGTTCGAGAGCTCCGATGAACTCCTGAGTGTCATCGAGGCCTTCTTCATTGACAAGTCCGGCAATCCCCTCCATATTCCCCGGGCCCAGGTCTGCCCCGAGCACACCCCGCCAGCCGAATATTTGATTGACTCCTATTTCGAGCGTGTCCCCAACGCCATCTGCTGGGCCAACCGTGGTGGCGGCAAGACGCTCTTGGGAGCCCTATCCGCTTGGCTTGACACTGCGTTCAAGGAAGGGTGCGCCACAAAGGTCTTGGGCGGCTCCCTGGAGCAAAGCAAGCGCATGTATGAGCATCTTACCGGTGAAGGCGACGGCTGGGGGCTGGTGACCCAGGACTTCAGGTATCTCCTGCGCGGGGACATATTGGCGCAACGAACGGTCCTGAGCAACCAATCGAATATCCAGATCCTCACGGCCTCTTCCAAAAGCGTCCGGGGTGCGCATCCGCAGAAATTAAAACTTGACGAGATCGACGAGATGGACCCACGGATTTACGAAGCCGCCCTCTCTATCCCCATGAGCAAAAGGGGGCTGCGGGCCAGCACCCATATTTACTCGACCATGCACAAAACTTACGGACTCATGCAGTCGGTGGTGGAAGATGCCCCGGCCCGGGGCTACCGGCTGTACAAATGGTGCATCCTGGACGTACTGGAACAGTGTGAGGGGCGGGAGTGCGCCGGGTGTGATCTTTGGGATGACTGCCAGGGCAGGGCCCGGCATGCCGATGGGTACTATCGGATAGAGGATGCAATTTCAAAAAAGCGCCAGGTTTCAGAGCAGACCTGGCTTTCGGAATACCTATGCTTGATACCGAGTTCGGAAGGGCTCATTTACCGTGAATTTGACTTGAGCGTCCACGTTGTATAGCAACTCTTAGAGGCATTACTGGTTTCCCATAAATAACATCATCATAGGGCCTAATATCGTTAGGCAGGCGCTATAGTTTGGCCTTTTTTGCAAGAATCAATGACGGTTTTTGCTACTGATGCTTGGTGCAATTAATTGTATTTCGACACTATTAGAGGTCAAGTAAATTGTACCAAGTAACTTTAACTACGCATTACGCAAATAGCTGCGAAAGATTGTAACGTTGTTAATTAGGTTTGGTTGGTATAATTAACTGTACTATTGAAGGGTGCATTAAATGACGACACAATAAAATAATAACGATTTGCGTAACTTACCAATATTACTACGCTATCGCTGTCGAAATAATGTAGTTAGCTAGTGATATTAACCACTTAGGCATATTGGTTGCAATACTTATATGTGAACACCGCTCTTTGACAACCAAATAAAGGCCAGCCGGACCCGAAAGAGCAGACTCTACGGGTTAAAGGGAAACGGCTTGCAGGCTAAGCCCGGGATCAGCGCCACCGGGAGAAACAAAAAATCAATGAAGGCATTGAACAGGGGGCGCAAGCGACTGTTTGTGTCCCTGCTTGAGTGCCGTTGACCAAAAAAAATCTTGGAGGTGGGCCATGAAGGTGGCGGAAAAGAAGAAGGTCAACAAGGCTGTCGGGGTTGTCGTGGACCCGACTTATTTCAACGAGATCCCCCTGGCTGACATCATGGAGGCCATCGAGGCCCTTGGTTACCTGGTGGTGGATGAGGAGCATAACCGCTGGTCCGGGTTTTTGTGCGGGAGAGAAGGCCAGGCAATGTTCGACATCCTCTCCAAAGAGACCGGCAAGCTGGACAATTCGAACCTCAGGCTTTCCTGGTACACGATGGCTTCCGGGAGATACGAGGTTTTGGCGTATGTGGCCTGAGACGTTGAACAGGGGGCAGGAGCTGCGGTTCCTGTCTCTGCTTGAGCGTCTTTGGCTCAAATCTGAAATCAGGAGGCAGACGATGGAAGCGGACACCACGCAATTTCAGGCCACCAACGGCAAGCAGCCCAGAGGATTCGGGCGGTGGGGGTTTCAGATCGGCAATGAAGAGCATTTCATTGTCGGCCTATACAGCCACTCCAAAAAAGAAGCTTTCAAAATTGCCCAGACCCGGGACGTTGACCGGGTTGTGGTGTTGCCGGACAAAAAATTGGCCCCCCAGAGCGGGAACTCTGAGAGGCCAGAAAAACTAACTGCTGAGCAAATCAATCGTATCAAAGAACGCCTCATGGCGCAAGCGGAAGTTCGGACGTTCAATGGCCCCAGAGACTGTAAGCGGACCCGGACGGTCATTCCGACGAATGGCATGAAGGCGGCCCAGATCATGGTGGTCTTTGACGTCCAATCGAAGCGGACGGCGCATCTCATTGCTAAGCGCGGGTACTACGTCGTTGATTACCAGAAACGATCCGTGTGCCCGGGCTGGATCGACATGGATAGCGCTTACCGGATCGCTAATTGGTGGCTTCATAAGAAGTTCGGCGGCCGGTTACCCCATTGGGCCGAACCTGATGACATGATCCAGGATGCGGTCACCCGTCTGATCGAGCGAGCTGGAGACCCCAGGATGAAAGA